ATAATCCGTTCGATAGACGATCCTTTCTGGTCGGCACATCGTCCAGGAGACAGGTGGAATTGCAAATGCAGCCTGGAAGCGACGGACGAGGCGGAAACGGATATCCCTGATACCGGAAATCTATATGCCCCGGCTCCCGGACTGGATAATAACCCCGGAAGGGACGCAAAACTTTTTAGCGATACCCATCCGTATATACAAAATGCCTATAAGGGAGCGAAAGAGGCCGTAAGGAAATTCATATTCAGGGAAACACTCGGCCAAGGAAGGAACTTAAAGGAAGATGTAAAAAGGCAACGCCAGGAGATAAAATCGTGGGCTGTCGGGAACCTGGTCGGAAAGACGGTCATGGCTCCCGGATTGGGGGCTCCCGTTTCCTTTACGGTCGGAGGAATAAAAGAAGCTTTGAACCAGCCGCACAAGTCACCGATGGAAAAGAACGAAGCTGTAAGGAATATTGAAAGCCTCTTGAAAAACGGTCGTTATGCCAAATATGCCTCCGATGAAAAAGGGAATCCGATGGTGAAAGGATACCATTACGTGGAGATAGATATCGATGGTGAACCTTCTTTTGCTGTGATAAGGGAAATGACAGGCGGGGAACTCGTGTTCTATTCCATTGTGGAAAACATAAAAAAGAAAGAGTAACCAAAGCCTTTAGTGAAGGATGTGCAATCCAACCCAGTACAATAGGATACTCTTTCTTCTTTGCTGGCAAAGATACATATTTTATTATAAACCAAAAGCAAACATGAGTGACTTTAACAGATTGATCGGTAAATTGGAAAAGCAGAAGGCTTCTTTTCAAAAACTGCTTGACGTGACCCTACCCAAAAAAGTCGGGAATGCGGCCGTCAACCACTTCAGGAAGAATTTCCGTGACGGCGGGTGGAATGACAACGATTTGAAAAAATGGAAAAAGACACGGCGTGAAGAAATAAGTTCCGCCAGGGCCGAATACCGTTACGGGCCTTTGCTCAGTCGCCAGGACCATCTTATGAAAAGTATCCATTTCACCCCTGAAAGCCGGAAAGTGATTGTTTCCACGGATGTCAAATATGCCCCTTATCATAACAACGGGGCAGAAATAAGAGTGACTCCCAAAATGAGAAAGTTCGCCTGGGCCAAATTCTTTTCCGGGGCGAAGATCGCCAAAGGGGATTCCGCAAAGGTCAGGAAGCAGAAAACGGCAAAAGCTGGTGAAGAGGCGGAAGTATGGAAAAGGCTGGCCCTGACAAAGAAAAGCCGCCTTCGTATTCCAAAACGCCGGTTCATGGGCCATTCCACAGAACTGGATGAAAAGGTAAAGAATATCGTGGAAGAGGAAACACGAAAGGTTTTAAACTCATAACATATCAAACGAACTATGGAAGATTTATTCAATGAAATTCAGACGGCCATAGCTGAAAACATGCCGTCCGTCAGCCTGGTCGATGAAGACTACGGGCAGTTGCAAACCGAAGAGGACCATTATCCGGTAACATTCCCCGCCGTCCTGATAAACATGGAAGGAGTCGCCTGGGAGACCATAACGGACGAATACCAGCGGGGAACCTTCACCATCACGATAAAACTCTGCCTGGATTGTTACGACGATACACATTATACGAGCGGGGTGGCGGGTAAAGCCTCAGAGCGGATCGCAATGTTCAAGAAGCTGCATTCCGTCATCCGGCAGATAGAACCGGCCAACGCCACCACCCTTGAAAGGATATCGTCAAGATGGTACAGCCTGCCTGGCATAATAAAGGTGTATGAAAGCACTTATGAATGTATCGTGGATGAAGAACCGGCTTAACGGAACAGGCTTAGCTGTTTTTCCGTAATACGGGGCATACGGCGGTGTGGCGACTGAGGAACCGGCACACTGTCTTTTTCATGCCGGTTTCCGGCCTCCCGGATTATGGACAGTATTCTTTCCTCCGACAGAAAAAATTCCTCCTCCGACAGGATTTTAAGGACATCATCGAAACGGCGGCGGCGAACTTCCGTCCAATAGTAATAACGCCGGATCAAAGCCTCGTTCCTCTTTTTTATCAAATTCTTATTCCTACCCTTAGACATGTTCCTTTTGTCAGTTTATATGACAAAATTACGGTCATACTCAATACGATGCAACTTATGGATATAAAAAAGCCTGTTTCGGGAAAAGATTTTTCTTCTTGATCCCAAACAGGCTTTTAATCATGTTCAAATAACGTTCTATATTTTACACGTGGAATAGGAAAGACTTGACATTTCCGGCATTCACATCGTTCGCCCTTTGGAAAAATGGGGATCGTTCACAAACTTGTTTTACCAGATCACATACCGGAACCATATCCCGACCGGAATAATCCTGGCGGTGGCAGGCATCGGCAAGAATCCGCGCGTCAAACAAACCGATTTTACAGGCTTCAATGACTGCAATCGTTTTGAAAGTGTCCTTCTCGCAAATGTCACTCCAGAAAACATATATGTCCGTTCCATATATGCGATAGGTATCCAGGAACATGAAAATTTGAAACAGGGCTTCTCCTTGATGCTCCTTGAATATATCTGTTATTACTGGGAAAAAGGAACACAGTGCTTCCAAAGCGCCGGGATTGCCTCCAGCAAGTTTGACCGTGATCGTTCTAATATCGTCCTGAAGGGAAATTTTTACGTCATTCATACTTCTTTTGTATTTTATTTATACTCAATTTATTTTCCAAATCCCGCTCCTAAGAAGGAGTAGAAACCCAGTGTGTCTTCCCGGATACTTTTTATATACAGGCTGTTGAAAGCCTCCCCGTATTTCCGTTCCAGATACTTTTCAAGGTTCAATTTTGCAAACAACTCGTTCATTTGCCTTTTGACTAATATTCTGCCGGGGATACCTATCGGACCGCCGACGGTTTTTACTGTTACTTCGTATTCGATAAAATAAGTTTTACCCATACCGTTGTCTTTTTTTGTTTTAATTTGACTGGGTTCCATTTCTTGCCTATATTGAAATTTTCTACACGGTATCCATGGAACCGGAGCCAGTATTTTAACCAACCTGCCTTTTTCATTACTTGCTATTCATTAATTCAGATTGTTTGATCTCTTCCTTTAATGCGTCCATGTTATCTTCAATGTACGCCCTAACATCTGCATTGTATTTATTATTATCATAAAGCCACATCAGATAGCCTGCCGGAACATTTATCATTTTCTCCCCTTTAAATTTGCCCCAGAGCATAGGTGAATGATCATTGAGTACCATAAATCAAATCATTTAGGAAGGGTTATAAAGGCTTTTCTTTTAATAAGGTCTATACAGGCATCCAACGCATTATTAAAGTCCTCAGGGCTTATAATTTGTTTCTGTAGGTCCTCTATATAACCTTGTCCCCAGCTTTGTAGGTTTATACTTGCATCGCTGTTGTACTCATCTCCTCTGTTATCAAAGTAAATGTCCACACAGTCGAAAACAACTTCGTCCCCATATTCGTCCGTATGGACACGGTCAATAGATGTTATCTTTTTGTATGAAGTATGAGCAGGATGTACACAGCTGCCGACCAAATACTGATATTCAGCTTTCTTTTTATCGGCCTCTTCCTTTTCTATACGTGCTATTTCTGCTTTTAATTCCTGTAATTTGTTCATGGCTTAATTATTTGTTCCTTTAACTCTGGATGCCTCCAGAACTGGAAGGTTTGTTTCTGTTGGAATATAAATAACCGTCTTGTCGTTCAGGTTATTTTGTTGACGTACCCACAAGTATTGGATATAAGCAGGGGTAATACTTCCGTTCTCGATTTTGATGGCTTCCGCAGCCCCTTTGGCACGTTCTACCTCTGCTTGGGCGTTTAACTTTTCTGCTTCCAGGTTTGCTTTTGCTTCTTCGATCTTGATACGCCGGTTTTGCTCAGCTTTGGCAAATTCAGCTTTGCCGGACATCTCTTGTTGCCAAACATTGTATCGGGGACATCCGTATAAACCTCCAAATACGACGATCATAATGGCCCATACGACCACTGTCCCTAAAAATGCGCCTGCAAATCTTTCACTCATAATTGTCTACGGTTGACCTGTACACCATAAGGTTCTAATTATTCATTTTCATTTGCCATTTTACGCCCCTTGCGGGTAGCATAATATACTGTCTGTTTCCCTTCTTTACACATGTAATTAATCCATCCTTTTCTTATTCCTTCTTGGATATAAAGATTAATTCCGTAGTAAGATGTTGTTTTCAACCAGTCTAATTTATTTATTTGATCAAATGTCATCTTTCCTCCCCATGTGAGGGATTTAGTTAACATTTCTGCACCTTCAACTAATATATTTGCCATGCTGATTAATCATTTTCATCTTTCATTTTATTTATAATATCCCGTAAATCACTATGAATTAGCATCAAAGCTAAAATCATAAGGCATAATACAATATCTGTCATATTTCAATATTTTTTAGATTTGAATCTGATCGGGTTCCACTTTTCACCTGTGCCGAACTGTTCCGGATGGGAACCGTTTATCCGAAGCCAGTATTTAAATGATTGTTTATTTATATAATTTCTTATATTTGCTTTTTTATTAATCTAAAAACTTTTTTATGTCAGTACAATGTCCTAATCCTGATTGTTTATCAGAAGACGCTTATTTCAATGGGGTATGTTATGAATGTCCAGATTGTGAGACTAAATGGCATGCAAACGGATCCGAATTATTAGAAGATAATGACTCTTTTGATGATTGATTAATATTCAAAGAGGTTTCGGCAATGAAGCCTCTTTGAATTATCGACATATCATTCAACCCCATTCTCCCAAAGCTTATCATTCCTAAAATGATAGAATTCCTCAATAGAGCACCATACGCCATCCTCTAACAGGAAAAGTCCGTATTCGATAGTCCTCCATTCGCCATGAGCAAAGAATCGGTGTGTAACCTTCTTTCCCTCTCGCATTGCCTATATTGCTTCCGTTTTAGTCATAACTCTCTCTGTTTAATTTTGATACCAATAAGACTTTACACTTTCAGCAACATCTCTCATTTCAGACCAGGCACATTCGGTATTAAAACTAAGGATATATCCTAAAGCCTTAATGACAGAACCTGTTAACAGGAATAATCCTGCCAGACAAAACACTGGCAAAATGAAGATAAACGCTACTATAGCCGCTATTTTGTTTTTATCCATGATCTTCGCTTAATCAATTATCAAAATTTCTCTATATGAAATGTATATCTCCTGTGATACCGTATTTTCATCATGACACCAGCACAAATACCATTTACGATTTCCACAAGAGTCATACTGAGCCTTCCACATTTTACCATTATACTTGCCGGTCGGTTCCGAACCGGTATAATCCGGCAGCATCTCAAAATCCCGTCTATACATCACGGCATATTTGTCATCAAGAACCAGATTGTTTCTGTCCGGTTGTTTCCATACTTGTCCCCAGGGATGCGTCATCGGCGGGATAACGTTCTCATCCAATACAACTTTCTGCATTTCCATTTTTTCGGTCTGTTACTTTAACCAGTTGAATCCCATAATCGGAACCTTTCTTTACCCAGGTGAAAGAACCTTTTATCCGGCCCCTAACCATTCCTTTTACAATATCTTCGATATCACTCATAAATACCCGGTAATGGAATTTATGAGAAAAGAAATCTTTATTCTTGTCCTTAAATGGGACAAGAAGCATGACCGCAGAAGAACGGCCCCTTTCGTAACCTGAGATATACAGGTCGGCCTCAAAAATATAATTATCCCTTTCTTCATCGTAGCGGTCTCCGTCCCATCGGCAGGGGACTCCTTTATAAAAGTGCATTTTCCAGCTTTGCTTCTTCATATTAATAAGCTATTTTTTTATCTGTTAGAACTAAAACAATGACAATTGATCGCCTTTTTCCCGTACGATCTCCAGATGATAAGTTGAATTTTCAATATCAATCAACGTTTCTTCATCGATCCCGTTAAAGATAAAATCTCTCATCTCCATTTGCGGGTATGGGCATTTAATCAAATCCGCCCTGATATGGGCGTGGGGTCTGCGGAGAACTTCCGGTTTACCGTTTACGAAGCAGTTTGGATTGGGACATGTGCAGTCATGTATAATCGAAGTGACCTGGTATATTCGGCCTTCATAACATGTATGCCCGTTCCAATGTACCTTAAACTTGTCTCCTTTGCGTATCATTTTCTATTTCGTAATACGATTGTCGTTTTATTGATCCGAACAGGGATCAGCCTCTTTTCCCGCCACATCTGTCTTTGGATGATGTCATCCAAAGACGATGCGTTTTTTGCCGTGTCCGGCTTTATCTGCCGGGGAATACGTTTTGCCGTCATATCTATAGCGAGTTAAATTCATTTTGCAACGTATCGATCAGTTCCTGGACACGTGAGATGTACATATCACTAAGTTCATGAGGCTTCACAAACTCCGTGACTTCGAAGAAACTGCCACGGGAATCTATCATTCCTACTCCTGCTTTTGGGTGTTCATCCATCCGTTTCTTCAATGCCTTTAACTGAGATATCCGACCGAGAATAATACCGGCCTTTTCATAACTTTCTATTGTCATACCGCTTTTTTAATTTGTTCACCACACTTAAACATATATAAATCCAGCCCGTCGTTATCGACGATATAATAGTCTGGTTTTACCAAGGAGCTCCAGTAATCAACCGGCAGGAGACGTTCATCGCCGAACGATGGTTTCCGGTATCCGGATGTCGGTACATAATGGGCCTGGAAGGACACACAAGAATCTTCGTAGGTAGATAATATGCGGGTGATATCCGGATCGGAAAAATGTTCCAATACTCCATGTGTGACAACCATCGTACCGGGTTCAAAGAATTTTTTTTCCAGGATATTTTCTCTGGTATAAAATCGGGGAACCTTTTCAAGGTATCTGCCCAGGTTCATAAAACGGGTGTTATTCCTGCATAGATCTAATATTCCTGAATCCAGGTCCGCAAATATAATCTTGGTAACGTCACCGGCATTTTCATTTATTTCCTCTTCGGTTAGTTCCTTAGCCAGTTTAGGATAAAACTGCGACAGGTTCTTTACCACGCTTCCAATGCCACAACCTTCTTCCTTTAGCACAACTTCGCCAGACATCAGATTACTAAGTCTTTTAATGTTCAAGATTATTTCTGTCAAGAAACGGGCGTATTTCTTACGGAAATACTCATCGTATTCTCTGTTTCGTACCCGGTCCCGATAAAAATCCGGCCAGGATAAGATTTTTGTTTTCTCCATGTTCTTTTTATTTAATTGTAATCCGGAGCCCATTCGACTGTTATGATTGCTTTTACTTTTCCGGTTCCGTCACACTGGGCACATTCCGTATAATGGTCGTCATTATGACCTCTTCCGTCCTTGAAACCGCCTGTCCCGTGACAGGTAGGGCATTCGAGGTTTCTGACCGCTTTTTTTTCCACGAGCCGTTTATCGGCTGGCGGGGTTATATCCAGGGTATGTTTTAACTCACTCATTGGGGGATGTTTTAATATTACAAATTCACTATTG